GAACGCGCCTCCGCGCCACTGGAGCCGGTCGGCGACGGGTGGACCGTCGACGGGATCGCGGTCCCCTACGACCGGGAAGCCGAAGTCTCCGACGACGGCGGCGCGACCACGTACGTCGAATCGTGGACCCTGGGCGCGTTCGCCCGGGACGTCACGAAGGGTGGACGCTGGGTAAACCTGATGATCGGGCACGCGGGCGACGACGGCGACCGGTACCTAGGTCGATGCATCGAACTGGCGGAGGAGCGCGCCGGACTCCGGGCATCGTTCCGGCTCGACCGGTCCCACCCGCAAGCCGAAGCGGCGAGGTCGGGAGAGTTGACCGGATGGAGCGTGTCGGCGCGGGTCTACCGGTCCCGGTCCGTCATGCGCGCCGACGGACGCCGGGTCGTCTACCGGGAGATTGCGGGACTCTCCCACGTCGCCGCGACGCCGCGTCCGCAGTACGCCGGAGCCGGGGTCGTCCTGGCCCGGGAACATGAGTTGATCATCGCGCCGTCGGAGACTCCGCGGCTCGACGCGCTCCGCGCCTACCTAGACGGACTCCCGCCGCGCGCGTAGCGTCGGACGTCGACAGAGAACCGCCACCCGGAGCCCGCGGCATCCGCCACCCGGTCGCATGTTTGAACCGCCACCCGGAGCCGTGACAGTAGTTGGGCAATCCGCCACCCGGTCGAGAACTTTCGACCGGAGAGGCGAGCCCGATGGGCGCATATCTGGACCGACTGCATGAGCAGTACGACGAGATTCGGACCGGCGTCGAAGCGTTGACCGAACGCGCCGCGGAGCAGAACCGCGACGTTAACGACGAGGAACAGACGCAGGTAGACCGCGACCGCTCCCGCATGGAGGAACTACAGACCGCGATCGCGCACTACACCGAACTGGAGACGCAGTCCGCGAACGTGGCGACGCTCCGCCGCGCGCTCCCGGAGCGGAGCCCGGTCACGACCACGACCGGACCGAAGGATGACGTCTACGACCTCGCCCGCGAGTTCCCGACCCCGGCTGACTACGCGATCACACTGCACCGCGCATGGATGCTCCGGGACCCGGAGGCACAGGAGCGGATCGAACGGGCGACGCAGCACCAGAAGACGACCGACAACCCGGGTCTGATCCCGCGTCCGATCCTGGGGCCGGTCCTCAACTTCATCGACGCGACCCGTCCGTTCGTCAACTCGTGCAACCGGAAGCCGCTCCCCGCGGGGAAGTTCGACCGACCGAAGGTCTCGCAGCATGTCGACGTCCAGAAGCAAGCCGCGGAGAAGGACCTCACCGCGTCGCAGAAGATGACCGTTGACCTGCTCCCGGTCGCGGCGAACACGTTCGCGGGTCATCTCAACATCTCGCGGCAGGACGTCAAGTGGACCTCTCCCGGCATCCTCCAACTCGTCTTCGATGACTTCGCCTACGTCTACGCGATCCGCACCTGTGCCGACGCCGTCTCCCAGTTCGTCGCATCCGTCGCGGGGTCGGCGACCGTGCCGATCGTCGCGCCCGCGGACCCCGGGAAGGTCATGAAAGCGCTCTACGCCGCCGCGGCGCAGTCGCTCACGGACGGCGAGACCCTGCCCGACACTCTGTGGTGTGCGCCGGACGTCTGGGGCTCCCTGGGCGGCATGACGTCGGGCATCAGTGGCTCGCCCGCGTTCCCGTCCCTGTCCGTCACGTCTCCGGGCGGGAACCCGATGGGGCTCAACCTCGTCGTGGACGCGCACTTCCCCGCGGGGACCGCGATCGTCGGACCCTCGCAGTACGCGGAGTTCTACGAAGACGTCGACGGGCTCATGCAGGTACAGGAGCCGGACGTCCTGGGACAACTCGTCGGATACGCCGGATACACGGCGTTCCTCAACGTGAACCCGGGCACGTTCACGAAGATCACGGGCGCAGTCGCGCTGGACGAACCCGAAGCCGCGCAGTCCTCGTCATCCTCGAAGTAGCGCGCCGATGACGTTGGACCTCGCGACCATCCGCGACTACGTGCAGGTTCCCGCCACTGCTCTCAGTGACGTGGACCTGCAAAGGATGATCGACGCGTCCACGGACGATCAGGATCAACGTTGCACCTGGGGAGACGGGACCGGGACCGGGGAGCGTCCGGCGACGTTGGAACAGGCTCTACTTCGCCGTGTCCAGCGGGAGATAGCCGCGCGGAACCTCCCGCTGGGCATGGTCGGGCTCGACGCGTCGGAGTACGGACCCGAACGGCTCCCCTACTTCGATGCGCTCGTGGAGGAACACGAGCGCGCCTATCGACGGGTCGTGATCGCGTGAGTCTGGCGAACGGCTCCACGAAAACGCGGGCGCAGGACGTCCGCGCCCAACTCGTCGCCGTCCTGGCGACCGTCGACGGAGTCACGGCGTACCCGGTCGTTCCCGATCAGGCGACCGCGGGCGCGGCGTGGCCGAAGTGGATACAGACCACGTACGACGGGACCCTCTGCACGCTCTCGCACGACACCTACGACGTACTGGTGACCCTGCCCGCGTCCTACGTCGCGACGACCGTTGACGAAGGGGACGCGTTCCGCGACGCGGTCGCCTCCGCGCTCCTCTCGTCCGGACTCGTCGTCCAGTTCGCGGAGCCCGTGCAGGTGACTTTCAACGACAAGCAGACGATGCCCGCGCTCCGGCTCCGCATCGTCAGGAAGTGAGCAGAACATGACCGCACCTACTCCGGAGACGTTCAATCTCGGACCGGGAGAGTTGACGATCGGAGCGACCGGGACGCCGATCGATATCTCGTGTCTGGTCAATAACGCCGTTATCTCCTCCGACAAGGACGAAGGGGACTCCACGACGAAGTTGTGCGGGACCGTGAAGCCGGGAGCCGTCTCCTACACGTACTCACTCGCCGGGAACATGGATACCGACATCGCCGAAGCGGCAGGATTCTTCGCACTCTCGCAGTCCGCCGCGGGGACGGAACAGGACTTCTCATTCACGCCGTCGACGGATGCGGGGACGGTCGCTGCGGGGACGCTCATCATCGACCCGCTCGACTTCGGAGGCGACGAGTCCGGGCAGCCGATGACGTCGGACTTCGAGTTCTCCATCGTCGGGAAGCCGACCTACACCTACGGGACGCCGCTCGCGGCGGAGGAGCCCGCGCAGCAGACGACGCGGGAGACGGTCGACGCGTGACCGGCGTGACGATGGACGTCGACGGCGCGGTCCAGTTGGACGCGTCCATCGCCGAATGCGTCCGCGGCATGGAATCGCTCGACGGCGCGGAAGCGGGACGGATCATCGTCCAGCGGGCGAGCGGGAACGCGCCGAAGTTGTCCGGCACGCTCGCCCGATCGATCACGGCGTCCACGAGCGGCGCGGAGGTCGAAGTCTCCTCGTCGCTCGACTACGCGCCCGTGCAGGAGTTCGGAGGAGGAAACAACATCTCCGCGCACCCGTACATGCGACCGGCGCTCCTCGACTCGACGGACGCGGTCGTCGCGGCGTACGGGCGATCGGTCGCCGACGAGGTCTCGAAGATTCACGGCACCTAGGGAGGCGCGGCACATGGGAGACGTACGACTCACGAGTCCACGGGTCCGGGTCCTCCGGGACGGATTCGACCCGGTCGAGATACAGACCGACAACCGGGACTTGATCCTCTGGGACTCGACCCGCATTCGACACAAGTGGCCGAAGTTCGAGGACGCGCCGTTCCTATGGCTGACCTTCATCTCCTGGGCCGCGGCGCGGCGTACCGGCGCGATCGTCCCGGAACACAAGTTCGAGACATGGCGGGACGAAGTGATCGAGGTCGTCGCGCTCTCCGATGACGACGAGGACGACGACGCCGGAACCCCTACGGAGCCGGGACGCGATCCCGGCTAGCCGTGGAACTCGCGATTGAGACCCGGACGTCCTGGCGCGACTGGTTTGACGCGCCGGACGAAGTGATCGCGACCGCGCTCGACGTCCTAGAGCGGCGAGCGGAACGGATGAGACGACAGACGAAGGGACGTGGTCGCCGTGGCTAACGCGGTCGCGACCCTCGTCGTCAAAGCGGTCGCCGACGTCAAGGACGCAACCTCCGGACTGGACGAGGTCTCCTCCCGGTCCGACAAGATGAAAGCGGGACTCTCGACCGCGGCGAAAGCCGCGACCGGGGTCCTCATCGGGCTCGGAGCCGCGTTCGTCTCCGCAGGCAAAGCCGCCGCGGAAGACGCGCAAGGGGCCGCGCTCCTGGCGCAGTCACTGACGAAGACGACCGGCGCGACGAAGGACCAGATAGCCGGGGTCGAAGACTGGATCAGTTCCATGTCCGCGGCGACCGGCGTCGCCGACGACCAACTACGACCCGCGCTCTCCACCCTGGCCCGGGCGACCGGCGACGTCTCGAAGTCGCAGGACGCGCTAAAGGTCGCGATGGACGTCGCCGCCGCGACCGGGACCGACGTCGAGTCCGTCTCGAAGGCGATCGCGAAGGGGTACGCCGGACAGACGACCGCCATCGGGAAACTCGTCCCCGGACTCGATCAAGCGACCCTCGCCTCCGGCGACATGACCGCAGTCATGGCCGAACTCCAGTCGAAGATGGGCGGATCCGCCGCAGCCGCCGCGAACACGACCGCGGGGAAGATGCAACGGATGACCGTCTCGTTTAACGAGGCGAAGGAAGCCGTAGGCGCGGGACTCCTCCCGGTTATGTCGCAGTTCGCCGGAGTGATGGCGACCGTCGGGACCCTCGTGCAGAACAACCCGAAAGCCGTGACCGCGCTCGCGATCGCGGTCGCCGCGCTCGCGACCGCCGTGATCATCACGAATGCAGTCGTCTCGACCTGGGCGACGATCGTCAAGATTGCGACCGCGGTGCAGTGGCTTTGGAACGCCGCGATGAGCGCGAACCCGATCGGGCTCGTGATCATCCTCGTCCTCGCGATGATCGCCGCCGTCATCCTCCTGTGGAAACATTCGGACCGATTCCGCGAACTCGTGACGGCGCTCTGGGACGTCATGGAGTCCGGAGCGAAGTCGGTCGCCGCGACCGTCTCCTCCGCGTTCTCGACCGTCCGGAACGCGATCGCGACCGCGCTCAACTGGGTCCGCTCGAACTGGCCGACGATCCTCGCGGTCCTCACCGGACCGATCGGGATCGCGGTCGCGCTCATCGTGAAGAACTGGGACCAGATCAAGTCCGCCGCTGGGACCGCGTTCGACGCGATCGAGTCCGCGTGGCGCTCCACGATCAACACGATCAAGAACGTGGTCGCCGGTATCGGCGCGGTCCTGGCCCGACCGTTCGACACGGTCGAAACTGCGGTCCACGCCGTGTCGACCGCCGTCTCCGCGATGATCGGATGGATCAACAAAGTCGCGCCGCCGCAGGGATTCGCGGGACCGTTCGACATCGCGAGAGTTGCGATCAACGGCGTGATAACCGCCGTGCAGTCCCTCATCAGTTGGCTAGGGAAGATTCACGTCCCGAAGATCAACCTTCCGCACATTCCCGGGACCCGCTCCGCCGCGCCCGCGGTCGCGGTCCCGTCCGTCGTCGGGCTCGCCCGCGCGCCCGGGGTCCCGACGTCGCGCGCCTCCGTCGGCTCCACGTCCTCGATCACGATCCATGTCACGGGCGCAATCGACCCCGAAGCGACCGCGCGGCAGATTCAGCGCATCCTCTCCGGGCACTCTCGACGGGTCGGACTGTCGACATGATCGGGACTCCGACCGTTCTCCTCTCGCCGCTCACGGCGGACGCAGGCACGTCCTGGGGACCCGCCGTCGACGTCACGTGCCTAGTCGACTCCGTCGCGATCCGACACGGACGCGACGACACGACCTCGCAGCCGCAAGCATCGACGGCGACCCTCGATATCTCGCTAGACACCGACACGGACGCGCAGCCGTCCGGGCTCGACGTCGGCGCGAAGATAGAGGTCCGGGTCACGGTCAGCGGCACGAGTTACACCCGGTTCGTCGGGCGCGTCACGGACACGTCGGTCGGGTGGGACGACTACGGACCCGACACGCCGAACCGTCCCGTCCTGCAGGTCCTCGCCGCGTCCGAACTCGCCGAACTGGGACGCCGGGTCGTCGGCGATGTCCCCTGGCCGCAGGAACTCGACGGAGCGCGGGTCGCGCGCATCCTGTCCGCAGCCGGGACCGTGACGAACCCGGCGAACAACGATCCCGGGCGCGCGACGATCCTCGCCCGCGACGTCGACTCCCAACCGGCGCT